GTGTATCTCGACATAGATATACACTGCTGTTGGAATTATTGGAGTATAAGATTGCGCTTATACATTATTGAAGACTTAGGATAGCGCCTAGGCATTTACGGAGAATTTAAAAACAAACCAGAGAGGATAACTTGTGTTTAAAAACAAACCAATTGAGAGGTTCCCTTGTGTTAATAACAAACCAGACAACATAAGAAACTGAAAGGTTCCCTTGCATTTAAAAACAAACCAATTGAGAGGTTCCCTTGCATTAATATCATAACCTGAGAGGTTCCCTTGTTTTCCAGATTGAAATTTATCATTGCGGATAAATATTGAAGGATTATCATTGCAGATAACCAAAATAAAATCTAGTTAATAAATTGAAGATTAAGGTTGCACCTAATCATAAATAAAATGTCACTCACATTTGAACAACAACTTAACATCTTGTCTAACGGACATCGTTTAGACTTAGAAAATGGTTTTTCACATTACCATTTCATCGGAGCCCCATTTTGCGGACTATACAAGAAGAAAACGACGAAAAACCAAGAACGCAAAAAGACTGCTAAGAGAGTTGAAGAAAAAGTACCTTTAAAAGTAACTTTTGATAATGAAGAAGGATGGAAGATGATTTATGAGATAGCAGAATTGAATATTGGCCAAACTTATTTAGTAGAAGAAATTGTGAAAAAACAACGACGTTTCTTGGTTGAACGTGTTAAGAATGATGATCCTTTTGATCCTCATCCATATATTAATAAGTTAGACGATGAATTGCTTTTTGCTTTACAAGCAACATCGGTCTTAGAGTCAATGGCCAAACAACGTAATAAATTAATCCACTCACTTAATGGTAATATAGATTCAATACAATTGTATCCTTTAGACCAAATGATAATTGATTATAAAAACACATATTGTAAAAAGAATTTCTATTATACGAACGATTTTGGAGATATTAAAGAATTTAATGATTTGAATAAAAATTTAATAAACCTATGTATTGAAACTATAATGCCCGAAAATTTAACCCCCATATTTTACTCACTTGAAAATAAATATAAATTAGAATTGAATTTAGGTAATGAATACGCTAATTATCTAAATGAACTTACTAACAATCATCCACTTGGAATTTTTAGAAATACAATTATTAATGAATATTTAACTCCTATTGATACATTATATAGATACTGTCCTTATTGTACACATATTTATGAATTTAATTACTTAACTAACGAATATAGTGTATGTTTTAATGATGACATTATTGATTACTTATCTGATATGTGTACTGAAACCCATAAATGTAGAAATTGTAATAAAAACATTTTATTTACTAGAAATTACGAGTATGTTGACATTTTAAAATTAAATAATCCTATTTTAACTACAAAAAAATATTTACGAAACTATTCGTATGAGGAAATTGAGATCTTTGGAAATATGGTAGAACAGACAAAATTAGAAGAAGTAAAAGACTTTGTTACATCTATTCCTAATATCTTATCTTATCAAGAAGTAATGGAAAAATTGAAACCTATTAACACTATCACAAGTATATTTAATATTTATAATTCTGAATCCCCTTATCACGCTTTATCTGAAGTTTTACGCTTATTAGAAACTCATAATTTATATTGGAATTTTGACACAGACAAATTGATTACCTGTATCGATTGCATATGTTCTTTATTAAAGAATATACGCGATGTACCCGAATTAATATCCCAAATCCCAGGCATGGACCGAATCTCTTTTTTGCCCGGTAGAGATAATCAAAATGTCAATCAATTTCCAAATATGCAAGAAGAAACATTTGAGGTTAATGAAGATGGCCTCTTAGCTAAAGCACTTAAATTTGCAGAAGATTTTGGTGTTGATCAAAATATTTTAAAATCATGTGGAGCAGTTATAGCTTTACTAACGACTACAGTCGCATCCATCGCTTTGATCGGATGTGGTTCAAAAATTAATAGTTTTAATTTAACTTCAGGAATTTCAAGTATGATCCATACTATGGCAATAGAATGTAAAGATTGGAAAGTTTTACTTAGTTCTCTTAAAGATACTTGGGAATTTATAGCTTCAGCTTTAGGAAAATTTTTAGGCTTCACCTATATGGACAGCAAAACTGCAATTAGAAAAGATTTCATAACAAAATACGATCAATTAAAAGCCGATATCGATGAATTAGAAGATGCTAAAGTTTTAAATTATGCAATTATAAATGATCCTGCTTATTTTAATAAATATTTTACTCGTTATACACAATTAGATGAATTAACAAAAGAAATGGCAAGAACAGATTCTGTTATTCTTTCATATAAAACAGATTTAGCAAAATTAAAAACTAGAATTTCAGTAATTAAAGATGATTATACTAGTTTATTTAATTCAAAATGTGGAAAACAACAACCAACAACTATTTATATTGGTAGTGAATTGTCAGGTATTGGAAAAACAAGTTTTATGGAATGGTGTGTAGAACCTTTATCATTAAAATATGGAAGAGCATTAACTAAATATGTTAAAGGTACAGAAGATTATTGGTCAAATTATGTTTACCAAGATATTTTACATTGGAGAGATTTTAATCAGAAGAAAACACATGAAGAACATATTGAGTTAATTAACATTTATGATCCTAGCCCTACTCAATTAAATATGTCAGATAATAATGAAAAAGGACGTCAATTTAAATCCCGTTTTATGTTTATAGATTCAAATACTTTATATATTCGTCGATCAGTAATGATTGATGATGCCAGTAAATTAGATAGAAGACGTGACTTTGTTTTTGAAGCTTTTACTCAATTTAGAACCACTCCTAATAAACCTACTCCTGAAAGTGCTGAAGAAGCTATTAATAATTTATATTTAGTTAGTATGCCACGTATTAAACAAGAAAATGGTAGTGCAGAATTTAACACAGAATATTTTACAGTAGATGGAAGGCAAATTATGGTAGGAAATAACCAAATAGCAACATTAAGATTCGACGTAATTATTGATAGATTGCACGCACACGAAACTCGCAATCATGAAGCTTATTTTAATAAATGTCAACGTATATTTGAAGCAGAAAGGCAGCGACAAATGATGGTACCACAAGTATTCGAGCCAGCTATCAGTCAGATTGAAGCAGAATCCAAGAAAGTAATATTATTGATTGGTGCTCCTGGAACAGGAAAAACTACATTAGCAAGAAAGTTTAATAATCTCCGAGAAGATGGTGATTTCAAATATGATGAATTTACTATTCAGAATACACCTGATAATATAAGAAAATATATTCTAGAGTCATATGATAAAGGAAATAAAGATGTAATTTTAACTGCTAATGTAACAGATTATGAGCCTTGGATAAATTCTTTAAATGTTGAACAGAGAGATGCAATTCTACGTAGATGTATAAAGATTGATGTTGGTTTTGCTATGAAGAAATCTGGTTGGTTAAAAGGATATTTAACTAATCCTACATATTATACAAAGGAAGAAGTTGAAGACGAAGCAAATAAATCATTGTATTCTAGAATGGTTGTATTTAATTACAAAGGAATGAATATTAAGATTACAGGAGCTTCAAAAATGATAGAAGAAAACTTAAAGAAAGACATTAAGAACGTAATTTCATATGATAATACCCCTCGTATTAAAATAAATAAAGAATTAGCTAAAAATTTAGTAGAGTTTGATATGTATTGGAAAGATGTAGATGAAATTGCACATAAATCAATTTTCGAATTAATGCAAATTACAAAAATAGTTAGAACGACTTTACCTTATGCTGTAATTACAAAAGCTTTTGCTCAAATCGTATGTAACGTTTTCCAAAATTATACTTTAAATGCAAACTTGGAAGAAGGTTTAAATCAATTAAATTCTTTACGTTTAGACAGTCCTTTAGAATTTGATTGTGTAGTAAAACTTAAAGATGAAGCTTTCTTTTTAACAACAGATGATGATGGAAAAATTGTATTCTGTATTTGTGACGATAGTTTTGAATATAAAGTAGATGAAAATAATGATGTTTTATGTTATTTTAATGGAGAGTTTTTGTGGAAAGTAGAAGGTCGTGTTGCTACATGGTATAGACATATACAAAGAAATGTTGATTTAGTTCCTATTAATTATGCAAATTTCACCCCCCCTTCCCGTGATTTAGTAAAATATTGTGATTATTTCCTAAACTTTTTAAAAACAGGTTTCGCTGCTTTAGCTATAAAAGAACTATGTACTAAAAATAAATCTCGAATTTCAGAAGAAATGTACGATACTTACGATCAATCCTTTACTAATAAACCCAATAGTTTTCAGACTAATGCTCAATTTAACAAAGTTAATAATACTAATTATTCAAACCCTAATACTTTTAAGGCTGTTGAGGAAACTTCTGCAGACGCTTATCAGCATCAAACTCCTAAACAAAATACTATTTACACTAATACAAACAAATTTAAATTTAAAGAAATAGGAGATGAAACTTCAGCTGATGCTTATCAACATGTACAACAAAAACAACCCAAAATAACAACTAAAAATAAATCAAATTTTACATTTACGGAACCAATTAAAAAGGTTAGTATGGAAAATGAAGCATGTTTAGATATACAGTCTGCACAATTAGCAGATATAGTAATGAATCAGAATTACCCACTTTTTGTTGGTAATACACAAGTATGTTTTGGACAAGGATTTTATAAAAATTATATGTTAACAGTTGGACATTTATCTGGAGAAGTTAAAGTAAAGATTAATAACATTTTATATGCAACAAAAGTTTTAGCTATTGATGAAGTTAGAGATTTAGCAATTATTAAAGTTATAGGAAAATCAATTTCATTTAAAGACATACGTAAATATTTCCAACGAGAAAGAGTAAATAATTCAGTTGAAGGTTTTAAAGCAACATTATATTGTAGATCAGCCACAGGTAATATTTATGAAAAACCAATAACCCTTAAGGAACAGAAAATTTTAGAAATTCGCGGTAATAAAGTAAAAGACGGTCTATTATATAATGTACATTCATTAGAAGGAAACCATCCTATTCAAACACAGGCCGGTTTTTGTGGTAGTCCAATGTTAATTTGTAATTCAGCATATCCAGAAAAGATTTTAGGTTTACATGTTGCTGCAGATGATGTTCACGGTTTAACTTCAGTTGTTTTTAAGTCAGATTTAGAATTCGAAGAGATGGAAGAACAGAGTTTAATAGAGCAAAGTATCACAGTTTTACCTTTCCAACAAGTAATAATAGAAAATTTAGAATTACCAGTAGGATTAAAAACCCCACTTCGTTGTGTAGGCAGAGCAGGAGTTTATAAAGATGATTTGTTTTATAGTAATTCAGCATATTCTAGTGATAAGACACAAATTTACCCTTCCCCATTTTCAACAGATGACCCTTGTGTATTTGAACCTTCAGTTCTTTCAGAAAAAGATCCTCGTTTAGAAGTCCCATGTGAAAATATATTATATAAAGGTTTGAATAAATTTGCTAAAGAACAAAAAGAAATCAACTTACAATATTTAGATGAATGTGTTGAAGAATTATCAGAGGTTTTATTAGAAGGAATAAGAAGAACAGGAATGCAATCTAAAATCCTAACTATGGATGAAGTAATTAATGGTTGTAAATACTATTCTACTTCTCCTAGTCTTAATATGAGCAGTGGTGTTGGATATCCTCATTCTTACGAATGTGGAGGTATGACACATAAAGCCGATGCGTTTTTCTTTAACATAGAGACATGTAAGTATGAATTTGCAGAGAATGAGAAAGGTCAACAAATTTTAAGTGATTTCAATACATATTTAGACCATCTTAAAACACATGAAGGAAGAACAGCTGTAATATATGTCGCACAAAAGAAAGATGAGGTTTTGAAAATTAAGAAGATTAAAGATTGCGGGACCAGAATTTTTGAAATGGGTCCTTTATATCATTTTATGGCTATGAAACAATATTTTGGAGCAGCACAGGCACTCTTAACTTATGTAAATTCTTCAATACCATTCAAAATAGGAATTAATGCTTCATCACA